TCTTGGTGGTTTGGGAAATACGCCAAGCACAAGTCCATCACAAGGAAATAATGGTGGTTTAGGACAAAACTATTCACCGTATTACGGTGGTGGTGGTGGTGGTTCTGGAAGTGCAGGTGGTAATTACGGTGGTGGTGGTGGTTCTGGAACAGCAAGTTCAATTACTGGTTCATCTGTAACCCGTGCTGCTGGTGGTGCTGGAACTATTTCAGGAAATGGAACTAGTGGTGGTGCAAATACTGGTACTGGTGGTACTGCTGGTTCATGGAATGATGGAACCTCAGGATATGTTGCTGGTTCTGGTGGCTCTGGTGTTGTAATTATTGCTTATCCTGACTCATATGCAGCATTGTCGTCTATTGGTGGCGGTCTTACCTATTCGGTATCAACATCTAGTCGCCCCGGATTTCGTGTTTACACTTTTACAGCGGGAACAGGAACGGTAACTGTCTAATGGCACACTATGCATTTCTTGATAGCAATAATGTTGTAACCGAAGTTATTGTTGGAAAAGATGAAACAGAAATTATTGATGGTTTAACACCTGAACAATGGTACGGAAACTATCGTGGTCAAACGTGTGTTCGTACTTCTTATAATAATAATATTCGCAAACAATATGCATGTATTGGTTTTACTTATGACCCAATTCGTGATGAGTTTGTTTTACCAAAACCTTTTCCATCATGGATTTTAGATTCAGAAAACAATTGGCAGCCACCAGTTCCCAACCCTGAAGGTGATGGTTCTTTTTACTGGGATGAAAGTTCATTGTCATGGCTTCCAAATCCAGACGCTGGATAATTTTTGCTCCAGTAGCATTAATCGCATTATGGTCAACCGTCGTAAAAGCAGACGCACTTGGAGATTGGACTGCATCTCAGTCATGTGCCAACTCAGGTTCTGTTGAGGTCGTAGAAGATTCGATTCTTATTACTGGTCCAAATAATGGTGGTTGTTCTGGACAGGCTCATTGGACAAAGATTGAAACCACAATTCCAGAGGGCGTGAATAGCGTTTCTTTTGACTGGTCTTACTGGACTACTGATGGCTGGGTCTACGACCCACCACAGTATGGTGTAAACGGTGCGTACACATTGCTGGCACAATCCAATCAGGCATCAGGTTCTTTAATTGTGAACGTAACGGCTGGGGACATATTTACATTCAGGCAATATTCAATTGATACCTGCTGTCAGCCGGGTCACTTAACGATAAGCAACCTTTCATTATGGGAATTCACAACAACATCCACGACCCCAACAACGACGATAGTTACTACTACTGTTCCCGAAACGACTGTCCCTGCCACCAGCACGACTTCTACGACAGTTCCAGAAACCTCAACATCAAGTACGAGTACAACGACGACCACAACGTCTACTTCAACTACGACAACCACAACGACGACAAGTACGACGACTACAACATCGTCAACGACGAGTACTACAACAACAAGTTCAACTCTTCCAGCACCCGTTGAAATTTACGTTCCCGAAGAGCCTGAAGAAACAACGACAAGCACCACAGAGCCAGTAGAAGAGGAACCCATTCCAGAGGAGACGCTTCCAGAAGAAACAACCACGACAGTTGAAGAAGTGACCACAACAACTGAGGAAGTGACCACAACATCTGAAGCACCTGAAGAAACTAGCACAACGGTAGAGCCAAATTTGGAGCCAGATTTGGAGCCATTGGCTGAAGAAGAAGTGGAGGCTTTGATTGCTGAAGCCACAACTGTGGAAGAACTTCAAGAAGCCCTAGAGGAGTTAACCCCTGAACAAGTTGAGCAGGTTGTTGACCAAATTCTGGAACAGGAAGAACCACCCACCCCCGAGCAGGCTGTCGCTTTGGCGACCAGCCCAGAGGTGCTGTCAGTTGTCACCCCACAGCAGGCAGTTGAAATCTTTGAGTCCTTGGATGTGGCAGAGATAAGCGAAGAAGAAAAGGATGCGGTCACAGAGGCTGTCCAGTCCGCACCCCTAGAGGTGCGACAAGCATTTGAAGAAACCATTGACATCTTCTCCGACGACTTTGGTGACTACGTGCCTCTGGGGTCTTCTGTGCCAGTAGATACTCGTCGCACCCTGATTGCTGTGGCCGCAGGTGCTACAGCCATTGCTGTGTCCTCACGCAGACCGTAACGAACTGGGCTATTAGCGTGAAGAAACTCCTATCCGAAATCCATGCTTTGACTTGGACACTTGCAGGCACCGGTATGGTGCTTATCACGTTGTCTGGTCAGACCAAGGTTTTGGGTTGGGGAATCACCGTAATAGCCGTGATAATCCATTTACTCGGCGTAATGTTCAAGGAGAACAATGAATAAGGCAAAAGATATTGCAGGCAGAATTGTTGCACTTTTCCTCACCAACGCCCTCGGCGTGGTGACTGGTGCTGCGGTAATCGCTCCTGACTTGGAAGTATGGAAGTCGGCTTTGATTGCTGGCGCAGTTTCCATCTTCAAGGTTGCGGAAGGTCTTGCCAAGGCAAGCATTGATGGTGTTCTCACCAAAGATGAAATTGATGCAGCATTTGGTGCAAGTCCTAAAAAGATTGCAGCCAAGAAGGCAGCCGCTAAGAAGGCATAATGGAACTCACCGACCTTCTCAATGAGAAGGAGTGGAGAAAATGCAAAGGTAGTGAGGGTGCAACCACCGAGGAATTGGTGGCTGCATTTTCACACTTTTGTGCCAATCATTGGATGATTAGACACCCTGAGCGGGGTCGTATCAAGTTTGTATTGCGTGAAGCACAAGAAGAAACCGTAAGAGTCTGGATTGACTCTAGGTACAGCATTGTTCTGAAAGCACGACAGATTGGGTTCTCTACTCTGGCTGCTGCATTTACATTCTGGGAAACATTCTTTTGGCCTGACCGCTTTACGGTCATGCTTTCACGCACAGAACGTGAAGCATCCAAGTTGTTGCAAAAGACCAAGTATGGCTACAAGATGCTTCCTGCGTGGATGCGAACCCGTGGACCAGACCTACTTTCAGACAACCAGTTGAAGATGGTATTTGCCAATGACTCATCTATTGAGTCTTTACCATCTGGAAATGACCCTGCTCGTGGTGAATCCGTGTATCGAGTTATCATTGACGAAATGGCGTTCTTGCCCAACGCTGAAGAAGCGTGGGCATCTATTGAACCAATTGCTGACGTTGGTGGTCGGGTTATCTGCCTAAGTACAGCCAATGGTGAAGGCAACATATTTCACCAACTGTGGGTTGGTTCACAAACTGGAACAAACAGATTTACTGGAGTGTTCTTTCCATGGTCTGCTGGAGACCGTGACGAGGACTGGTATGAGGCTAAGAAGCGTGACCTTCCTGACTGGCAGTTGGCACAAGAGTATCCGGATAATCCAGATGAAGCGTTTATTCGTTCTGGTCGCCCTGTATTTGATATTGATGCTTTGCGAAATATTGAACCAATTGAACCAAAACGTGGTTATCTTAAAAATGAGATTGGCAGAAACCATTACACATTTATTGAAGATGGTGGAGAACTTTCAATTTGGGAGTTACCAGATAGTCAAGAAATTTATGTAATTGGTGCCGACGTTGCTGAAGGTCTTGGGCATGGTGACTTTAGTTCAGCCCACATCATTTCAGCCAATACGGGACTATTGGTTGCCCAATGGCATGGTCACGTTGACCCAGACGTTTTTGGTGAAGTAATCCTCAGGGCTTTAGGTTATTACTACAATCATGCCCTTATCGGTGTTGAATCCAACAACCACGGTTTGACAACGATTAAAGGTTTGCAAAGAGTCGGATATAGAAACATTTACCGACAACGAAAGATGAACAGCAGAAACCCACAAATTAGTGACACTATGGGTTGGAGAACAACTGCTGTTTCCAAACCCTTAGCAATTGATGAACTTAACGCCGCTGTGCGAGACGAATCAATACTTATTTATGATAAAAGCACTATTGCTGAATTACGCACTTTTGTGCGTGAAGCCAATGGCAAGATGCATGGCTCCCCGCATGACGACCGTGTAATGTCTTTAGCCATTGGCAATCAGATGCTTAAGTATGTTTGGCTTCCAGAATATCGTTATGACCCAGCGCCAGTTAAGAACACACTTGGGTGGTGGGAAAAGTTCATAATGAAAGAAAAACAAGAACCCAAGTCACCTATTGGTGCCTTTAATGTACGGGAGTAACGAACTAGGCGTATAGTTATGAAAGAATTCCGCTGTTTAGAGTGTTTGACGACTTTTGTGGTAGATGAATTACCTCGTCGTGGCTCAATTTGCTTCAAATGCCATATTAAGACTATTCGCCTAGGATTCACCTATGGTCAAGAGGACTTTCACGGCCCTACTGTCAAAGAACGGGCAGATGAACAAGTTCGTGTAGCCAAAGAAGCCGGCATCAATGCCGAGCCCGTCGGAAGTCGTTGGATTTGAGATGGAGATGGTATGGGTACCGATTGTTGTTGCAATCATATCGGGACCCCTCGTGGTCGTTTTGCAAAAACTGCGGAAAGAGAATACCGAGCAACACGAAGAAGGTCGAATACTGCTCAAAATGATTGGCAGTAAAGTTGACAAAATTGGTAGCAAACTTGACAACCATATTGGCTGGCACGAAGGACAAAAGGACAAATAATGGCACGTACACCAAATAGTGAAGTTCTTAAAAAGTATCGTGACAAGTTAGACCAGTCACGTCGCTGGAGACATGAAGAAGCCTGTGATGAAGTTTGGCGACGAATGATTGACCTTTATCGTGGCAAGCATTACAAGGGTGTTTCAGAAGAAGACCGTTTGTTAGTAAACATTGCTTTTGCAACAATTAACGTTGTTGCACCGTCTGTTTCTATTAGTTATCCAAAGATTACCGTTAATGCTCGTAAGTACGAAGATAGTGACAAGGCGATTCTTACAGAATCAATTGTGAACTATTGGTGGAGACATTACGAATGCCAAAAAGAATTTAAGCGTGCAGTTCGTGATTTCTTGATTCTTGGACATGGTTGGATTAAAACTGGTTATAGGTTTGTTGAAGAGGAAAAGGTTGCGCAAGCAAACTTTGATTCTTATGATGAACTGGTTTCAGACGCTCCAGAGTCAAATATGGAATCGGAACTTATTATCAAAGAAGACCGCCCATTTATTGAGCGTGTTAGTCCGTTTGATATTTTTGTTGACCCGGATGCCACGACAATGTATGACATTAAGTGGATTGCACAGCGAGTACGCAGACCTTTGCCAGATGTAAAGAAAGATAAGCGATATAACTCTGTAGCACGAAATGAGGCTGCACCATCGCATTATTCAAAGTATGGTCAGGATGGTTATTCACCACGTCGTTCAACAGACCCAAGTGATTCTTATGTAGAAATTTGGGAATGGTACGACATTGACAGAAACACCATGTCGGTGTTCTGTGATGGTTCGGATAAGGTCTTGATTAACCCAACAGAAATACCATTTAAGTTTGGTCATCCATTTGTGATGTTGCGTAACTATGAAATTCCTGAATACTTTTACCCAATGGGTGAGTTGGAAGCAATTGAACCATTGCAACAAGAATTGAACGCAACTCGTACACAGATGATGAACCATCGTAAGCGTTTCTCACGCAAATGGTTGTACAAGGAATCAGCCTTTGACGCTGATGGTCGTGCAGCATTGGAATCAGATGAAGATAACGTAATGGTTCCAGTTATTTCAGAAGAAAGTATTAACAATGTTGTTGGCCCAATGCCAGCAGTTATTAGCCCACCAGAGTTCTACAACCAGTCAAGTCTCATCTCTGGAGATATTGACCGTGTATC